GTCTGGACGAAGCGTTACAGCGTGGAGACGGTCGCTTATAGTCGTCAAACGGCTGGTGCAGTTGCTTCTCGATTGATTCCGGCAGGTATTCCCACAACTGCCATCGATGGGGCGATTTACGGTCAAGCCTGTGACGAAATGTTGTCGGCTATTACCTCCCAACGATTGGTTCACACAAATCAAGCCGAGTTGAATAAGCAAGTCCTATCGGCTGTTAAATTGCCTTTCAAAGATGGAGGCTGGTATTTAGGGCGTAAGGCATCTGGAGCCACAATCTGCGCAACTGTTGGAATGGCAATGGTTTCTCACTTTGCGACACGACCTGATTCAGAAGTGGACATCGTGTTGGGTTGATTATGCTATAATTTTGTGCTAATGGCTATCAGAGACTTATTCGCAAAGGCTCCTCAACCTCAGACCTTGACGGTTGATGCAGCTGCGACTCCAGCACCTTTTAATAACTCAGTCCAAAATTATTTCTATCCTTTGTCGTCTGCTAATCGCCAACAGGCAATGGCAGTTCCAACAATCGCTAGAGCGCGCAACATCATTTGCTCAACTGTTGCATCTTTGCCACTAGAGCAGAGAATCAAATCTTCCGGGGTACGAGTTGAACCCAATCGCGTAATTAACCAACCAGATTCACGCGTTCCCGGATCATCTATCTATTCTTACATCGCTGAGGATTTGATATTCCATGGCGTGGCGTATGGACAAGTCCTATCAATGTATGCTGATGGACGAGTTCAAGAGTGGACACGCGTTTCAACAGATCGCGTCACTTTCAACACAAACGCAAACCAAACTGAGATTATCGGTTACATGGTTGATGGCGTTGCTGTCCCATCGATGGGCGTTTCATCGCTTGTCGTGTTTAACGGTTTAGACGAAGGATTCTTATCTCGCGCAGGTCGCACAATTAGAGCTGCGGTTGCACTAGAAAACGCATCAGAAGCATTTGCTAAAGAACCTGTACCAATGATGGTTCTAAAGTCAAACGGAACAAATCTTACTAGCGAGCGTATTGGCAAATTGCTTGAAGCCTGGCGCGTAGCCCGCAGCACTCGGAGCACAGCATTTCTGAACGCCGATGTTGAACTGCAGGCTATGGGAATTGATCCAAACAAACTTCAATTAAATGAAGCGAGAATGTACGTCAGTTTAGAACTCTGCAGAGCTGCAGGATTACCGGCTTATTTCGCGTCTTCTGAAACAACATCGATGACTTACTCAAACGCAATCTCAGAGCGTCGTTCTTTAGTTGATTTCTCACTACGTCCAATCTTGACTGCAATCGAACAGCGTTTATCAATGCCGGATTTCGTGGGTCAAGGAAATGAAGTGCGCTACGCATTAGACGATTTTCTACGTGGCAATCCTTTAGAGCGCGCACAGGTTTACGAAATCCTAAACAGAATTGGCGCGATGAGCGTTGATGAAATCAGACAACAGGAGGACTTGTTATCATGAAAATAACAATGCCAGTTAGCATTACTGCATCAGATGTTGAGTCACGCATCATCGCAGGTCGAATTGTGCAATGGGACGCAGAAGGTAACACCTCAGCGGGTCGCACAAAGTTTTTGCCTAACTCAATCAACTTTGGCAAGAACACAAAACTAGTTTTAGAACACAACCGCACAAAGCCTCTAGGCAAGTTGGTCGAATGGTCTCAGGATGACACAGGCATCACAGCCTCATTCAAGATCGCTAAGACAACTGCTGGAAATGATGCTTTGGAAGAAGCTGCTACTGGACTTCGTTCAGATTTCAGCGTGGGAGTAGAAGTAGATGCGTGGGACAACAAGGATGGCGTAATGGCTATTTCTGCATCTAACTTAATTGAAGTTTCACTAGTAACTGATGGAGCAATCCCAGGTGCTGAAGTGGAAAAGGTAGCAGCAGCCGAGAACCCTGGCACAGCTGCAACCGAATCAAACCCAGAGCCTCAGATCGAGGACTCTAAGACCGAAGGAGAAGACCTAGTGTCAGAAACCGTTTCAGAGGCAGTATCAACCGAGACGGTTGAAGCTGCTAAGGTTGAAGTTAAGGCGACAACACATCCGCTTAACTCTCAGCGCGTTCGTACACCAATCGTTTCAGCAGGTTCATACCTAGAGCACTCAGTTCGCGCATCACTTGGCGACGAGACATCTAAATTGTATGTTGCTGCTGCATCAGATACAACAACAACTGAGGTTGCTGGTCTTGTACCAACTCCACAGTTCACAACAATTTGGGATCCAAAGACCACAAACATCCGCCCAGCAATTTCAGCAGTTCGTACTGCAGTCTTGCCTGCAGCTGGAATGACTTTTGAAATCCCTCGCGTAAAGACAGCACCAACAGTTGCAGTAGCAGCTGAAAAGGGTGCCTTCTCAGATACTCAGACTGAAATCGAGTATGTTTCTTGTGCAGTATCCAAGTTTGCCGGAATGCAGAAGTTCGATGTTGAGGTTCTTGACCGCACATCACCAGCATTCTTTGATGAACTAGTTCGCCTAATGGCTAACGCATACGCAAAGGCAACAGATACAGCAATGGTTACAGCATTACAGGCTGGAACACTTGACTCAACAGTAATCACACTTCCATTCGATGGAGATGAGTTCGCTGGATTTATCTCACGCGGCGCTGCTTCAATCTACGCAGCAACACAACGCTTCCCAACAGGAATTATCGTAACTCCTGCACAATGGTCAGCACTTATCGCTTTGACAGATGGCAACAAGCGCCCTCTATTCAACGTGGCTGGAAACTCAGAGAATGGTCTTGGCGTAGTAGAGCCAGGCAATGCTGTTGGTTCAGTAATGGGACTACCAGTATTCGTAGATCCATACATCACAGGTACAGGCGACGATTCAATCATCATGGTAAACCGCGAAGCGTTTACATGGTACGAAGGTGCCGGACCACTACAACTCCGTACTAACATCGTTGGTACAGGACAGGTTGAAGTTGGTTACTACGGCTATGGCTCAGCAGTTACTTTGACTGCTGGCGGTGCGTTCACACTCAACCAGAACGCTTAATTAATCATGCCGGGGGGGTTGCTCCCGATCTCCCCGGCAGTTGTTTAGAGAGGACGAAATGCCAAGTATTATCACAGCTGCACAGTTGAGAACGGTGCTTGGTGTTTCGTCTGCTCTTTACAATGACGCGTATCTTGATGACATCATCGATACATCTGAGGCGGTTATCTTGCCTTTACTTACAACTTTTGCATCACCAATCGCTAAGGTTTCGCTGACTGATAATGTCGCAACCTTTGAGACAGTAGGAATCCATGAGTTCACCGAAGGACAATCAGTTGTCATCGCTGGATGCGGAACACCATTTAACGGCACTCGAACAGTCAATGCTGATGTCGATGCGTACACATTTACAGCAAACATCACTAATGCCGATGTTCTCGAACGAAATGTCATACCTAGCGGATCCGCAACACTTACAGGCGCTTCAACGTATGTTGGAGTTGCAGCGGTCGAATCCGCAATCATCGTAGTTTCAGTTGAAGTATTCCAATCTCGTACTGCTCCAGGCGGACAGATTGAAGGCGTGGACTTTGCCCCATCACCATACAGAATGGGTCGCAGCTTGTTTAATCGTGTCGTAGGTCTACTTGGACCTTACATCGATGTTGAAACAATGGCTCAGTAATGCCGAGCACTATTCTTTCAGCAGTTCGTACTCCTCTTGCCACAGCATTATCTGGAGTTTCAGCAAACGTATTTAGTTACGTTCCTGAGCAGATTCCAGCACCTGCTGTTGTCGTAGTTCCGGATTCTCCGTACATGGAGTTTGAGACAATCGGCAAGAGCACCTTTCGATGCAAGTTGAATTACACGATTACTTGTTGCGTTGCTTATAACAGCAATCCAGCATCACTTGATAACATAGAACAACTCATAACAAGCGTTGTGGCGGTCATACCGGCTGGATACGATCTCCAGGTAGTTGATCGACCAACAGTCACACAAGTAGGCGCTAGTAACTTGCTAGTCGCGGACATACGCGTATCCACCTGGTATACGCAGACAGCATAAGGAGAACCAATAATGCCAACAACAGTCATTACGGGTCGCGACCTCGTTCTAACCATCGCAACGACTAATTACGATGCTCAGACAACTAGCGTGACTCTCGTGAACAGCCCAACAATCGACGTCTACCAGACTCTCGATGGCAAGGCTTATAAGCACACAGACGATCAGTGGACTCTTAACGTAGAGTTGCTTGCTGACTGGGGTGCAACATCATCACTATTCGAAGCAATGTGGCTTGCAGCTGATGCAAATCCAAACACCACACTTGCAGTTTCATTAACAGCAGTTACAGGCGCAGTCTTTGCTTGCAACGTATTGCCTGTTTATCCAACAGTTGGTGGCGGTGCTCCAGGAGCACAGACCGATACTTGGGCGCTAACAGTAGTTGGCACACCAGCAGACACATTCAGTTAAAATCTAACAAACGGGAGCAATAGATGAAACTACCAATAACAATTACATACAACTCTGGAGACGAAGCAACTTATACTGCTCAGCCTCCTGAGTGGGCAAAGTGGGAGAAGGCAACTGGTCACACGATTTCTCAGGCTAATGACAAGATTGGCATTTGGGATCTCATGTTTCTGGCTTATAACGCTTACAAGCGAGAGAACGCTGGAAAGCCTGTTAAGTCTTACGACATTTGGTCTGAGACCGTTGCTGACGTAACGGTTGGAGACGATAGCCCAAAAGCCACCAACCAGGAAGCATAAGGCGGATCCTCGTT